ACGTAGACGGTGTCCGCGTTGACGGTTCCCTCGGTGACGGTGACCGTCGATCCGGCGAGTTCCGTCCAAGAGTCCGCGTCCAGAGCCCGAGTGAGGGCCGATCCGCTCGCGGTCCAGACGTAGATGCCGTTCTCGGCGGGCGCCGTCTGGTTCTTCAACAGGACCCGGTCGTTGGCGGCGAGGGTGACCCCGTCCATCGTGGTGCCGGGGGTCGCGAGGGTGATGTTCGCGGTGCTCGCCGCGCGGACCTCGGGCTTCCAGGCCAGGCCCCTGACCACGTTGTCCAGGTACTGCTTGTTGACCGCATCGGTGTTCGCCGATGGATCGCCGAGGTTGGTGATCCTCTGGCCCTGCAGGTCCAGACCGTTGCTGACCTTCATGAGTAGTGATTCTCCTTCAGGTGAGGACCACAGTGCCAGACTGCGGCGAGGCGAATGTGACGGTGACGGTGGTGGAGGTGGCAGCTACGTCAGCGTTCCATTCCTCGCCGCCGACGTAGACCTCCACGATCGGCAGCCGTCCGAGCGAGTGAATGAAGGTCCACGAGGCGGCGGGCGACGACTGGGTGAACACCTGCACCGCAGTGGGGGCGGTGGCGGGCGACCATGGCGCGGTGCCGCCGAGGGCCCGGAGGTCCCTGGTGAGCTGGATGGTGTAGGTGTGGCGGAGCACGTTCCCAGCGACCGGCCAGCGGCGGGCGTCCATCACTCGGCAGGACCTCGGGACCACCTGCCCGATGGGGGGCAGGTGAGCGCCGTGGAGGGTCGCCATGACCTTGTCGGGCAGGAGGTAGGTCTCAGCGTCCACCAGCCCAGCGGGAGAGCCGCTACGGGCGTTCTCGAAGATGTCGACCTGCGCCTCCTCCGTCACGGTGACCGTGGCGCTGGTGTCGGCGAAGTCCCCATGTCGCAGGGGCACCAGGCCGATCCCCTCCTGCACCACCCCGAAGGGGGGGAGCTGGGTGGGTGGCGCTCCGTCCCGGTAGAACGGGATGCCCGTCACGGCGCCCAGGAGCAGCCTGATGGCACCGGCGGTGGTGAGGCTCATGTCTTGTCGACCACCAGGAGCAGGGCGGGGCGGAGGTAGGGCTGGGCAGGCATCTGATACGTCCCGAACTCGACGTAGGGGGCGTATTCGACGTTCGTGCCGACCTTGACGAAGTACCCACGACCGTCCTCGCCGTCCTCCACGGAGATGGAGGACCGGAGCCGTCCGGTGTCCACCGGGCAGAGCGTCTTCGCCTTGTTCGCCACCTTGTATCCGAGGCGCAGCAGGTCAGCCTTGGTCATCTTCCCCATGCGCTCCATGGCTGCCTTGAGGACGATGCGGAACTCCCGATCATCGAACTCAACCCAGGCACGCTCGCTCATGCGAGCCTCACGCGGCCAGCTATGAATGCTTGGAGCAGGGCGTCCGCGGCTGCACTTCCGGTGGTCCGCATGGCCGACGCGGGGCGCTCGTCACTGGTGGTGATCACCATGCTGTTCCCCTCGTCGTCAACGGTGAGCCCGGACGGCGTGGCTGACCCCACGGCAGCTTGGGAGAGCTGGGCGGCGATGAGCGAGCAGGCGGAGCGCACCTCGGCGGGGACGGTGGTCCACCCGAACGTCCCGGCGACCGCGACCTGCCCGGTGACCAGCCCAGGGATGCCGAACCCTCCGCTCCATGGCTCCGCGCCAAGGATGAGGGCGTCGTATGAGCCCTGTCCGCCGAGCACTACGGCGTCGACCTGGCCGGGCATCGAGGACGAGAGCACGAGATAGGCGGTGGAAGGGAGCGGAGCGGACCCACCTACCGGGGTGACCGTGGCGACCGTGATGACACGCTTGTGCAGCAGCGCCACCCCGTCCCAGCCCACCGTCGCGACGATCGTCCCGGCCGTCGGCTCGAAGTACGCGCCCGTGTAGCGGTCCACCACGAGGCGGGCGGCGTCGATCCATGCCTGGACCTCGACGTCGGAGCCGGTGGCACCAGCGGCCCGGGCCTCGGCGAGGGTGCAGTACGCCATCTACGTGCCCCCTCCTCAGGGGATCAGTCCTCGGTGATGCCGAGGTGGGTGCGGATGACGTTCGTCACCGTGTCCCCCTTGGCGACGACCAGTCGCTGGGGAACGCCGGGGGTCGGCTCGTCGGTGACCTCGCCGAGCGACCCATCGGCAGGGTCGATGCTGGCGTACTTGTCGCTCGGAGCAGCCTGCCCGAGCCCCCACCCCTCACCGAGGGAGTAGGTCTGGGGCTGAACGGTCGCGCGTGCCATCGTGCTCCTTGGGGTCGGACTCCCCCCGGGGGGCTAGGGACGCACCACGCCCCCCGGGGGAAGACTGTCAGGCTCGGCTCGCGCCGAAGGTGCCCTTGACGAACGCGGCCGGGCGCCACACGGACAGCGCGGCCCGCAGCTCCGCCAGGAGCGTGAGGATGTTGGACGTGAAGTTGCTCGCGTGCGAGTCGGTGAGGTAGATGAGCACCCCGGTCCGCTCCCACAGGGTCGCGCCCTCGCGGAACGCGCCGACCAGGAACGTGCCGCCGGTGGTCCCGAAGACCGTGCCGGTGATCGCGTTGCTGACGATGACGGCCATCCCCCACACCCGCGGGGTGATCTGCTGGGCGAGCGCGGCGACGATGAAGGTTCCATCCGTGGCGCTCGACAGCTCCACGGCCTCCCAGTCGATCGGGTTCACCACGACGGCGTCCGGGTCGTACTCGGAGAGCTGAGCGACCGTCTTGGCCTTGCGGATGGACACCACCGCGCGCTCCGTCGCGGTACCGGCGGTGTAGGTGCCGATGCCGGACGTCTGCAGGATGCCGCGGAGGTTGGGCGCCGTGCCGTTGCCGTTCAGCACCTGGTTGGCGAGGCGCTTGAACAGGCCGTAGCTGAGCCGCCCATCGATGTACCCGGCGAGCTGGCCGTCATCGGCGACCGCCTGCCGCGTGACGTTGACGTAGTGGGCGATGGTCGAGGTCGTGTCCTGCTTGAGGGTGAGGGTGAAGCTGGCCTCGGGCTTGGCCGATCCCTCCGCCACCTCGGCGGCGGCGTTGGGGGCGGTGGTCTCCTGGACCCACTCCACCGTGTTGGTCCCGGTCGGGCGCCGGTCGATGAGGTCCAGCACCGTCAGGGGCTGGTCGTGCAGCGGCGGGACGTACCCGGGGACCCGGTCGTTCCGGGGGCCGGGGTTGTTGGTGGTGGCGAACAGCGCACGCACCTCACCGGGGACCATGACGGTGGGCTTGCCGGAGCCGTTCATGGCCCGGCTCTCCGCCAGGGCGGGCGAGGCGAGGAAGGCACGGGAGAGCGGGGTGCGGCCAGCCGACTCCACCTCATCCGTTCCGTCCTGGTTGTCGCGCCCGTGCACCTCGCCGAGGGTCACGGGCGAGGTGGCGGAGGCGAGCGCGCGGCGAGCGCTCTCCCGCACCGCCTGGGCGGCGTTGAAGGCGTTGATCGCCGCCACGGTCTCGCTGGCGCCGCGCGCGAGTGAGTCCATGTCCTCCCCCTCCGAGGGGGTGGCGAGTGCGGCGCTGAGGGCGTCGCGGAGGGTGGTCAGCTCGGTGCCGGTCAGGGTCTCCCCTGCGCGGAGGCGCTTGAGCAGCTCGCGCCAATCCATGGTCATCTCCTGGGCGAAGGGACGGGCTACGGGACAGGCGCGACACTGGATTCGCCCGGGGTGTCGCTCACCGGGTCGACCACAGGCTACACCTGATCGAGGCGGTTCGTCAGGAGGGCGATGACGTACTGCATCTGCCAAGTCAGCGCCTTCACCTGTGCGATGGCCTGAGTTGCCCCGACCGGGTCGGTGAGGGCGATGTAGTCGCGGTTCGCCGCCATTGCCGATCCGGCCCTGGTGGCGATGTCGAGTGCCTGGCGGATCGCGGCCTGACGCTGTGCTTCGGCATCCGCCGCCGCGTTCTGCTCCTGGGTGTAGGCGACAGAGGTGATCAGCACCCCATGCTCGTCGTAGGTGCGGACCACCCGCGAGGCGTCGTCTGCCTCGTAGCGCACCACCCCGTTGATGATGCGGGTCTCACTCACCGTGGACCTCGGTGGCGGAGAGCGCGAGGGCGGCGCGAGCGACGACGAGCGACGAGTCGGTGCCATTCGCTCGGACAGACGTGAGTTCGGCGCCGGGCACAGCGGCCATCCGCCGGGTGATCTGGCTCACCTCCACGAGGCGGACCTGGGTGAACACCGTCTCGTTGTCCGGGTCCACCATGAGCGGGATGAACCCCACGCTCTGGCCGTTGGCGCTACCCGACATGGCGCGAGCCCGGGCGCGCTGGCCGTCCGGCGTGGCGTCATAGGTCCCCGCCACCCAGAGCCCATGCTCGTCCTCCTTCGCGGTGAACGTGCCAATCGGCTCATCGCTCCGGTGCATCCAGAGGTAGGCGTAGGGCTCACCGTCCAACCCACCGTCCTCGAAGCATCCCTTGCGGAAGCTGGTCCCGTAGCTGTCCTGGACCCCCCAGACGCAGGCGTAGCCCTCGAACGTCCCAGGCTCTCCGTCCTGGGCGCGAGTGAGCAGGCCAGTGATGTCCCTGTAGATCACGTCCGTCATGACGTCGCTCCTTCGATGTAGCTCGGGCCATTCTCCTTGTACGCCTCCTCGACAGCCGCCATACACGCCCGGTGGCCCCGCGAGAGATGGGGGGCGTAGCGGTAGGTGAGGTTCCCCTCCGACGACTCCGAGGGGACCAGGACGTAGGTGAACGCGCCCTCCACGCACGTGACCGCCGACGGCGGGGCGTCCTTGTAGGTGAAGCGCTCCTGATGGCCGTCCTTGAGGCCCTCGCACGCCTGAGCGAGGGCGGCGGCGTGCCGGGCCCTCCCTCGAGCCTCGGCGGAGTTGTCGGCCGAGTCTGGGTCCTCTGGGTTGCTGCGCAGAGGGCGGCTCCACGGCAGGGGCCACCACTCTGGGAGGTTGGGCAGGTGCTCTGCCTCGATCCATCCGGGCAAGGCTGGACGGAAGGTGGCGATGGCGCTGGGCATCTCAGTCTCCAACCAGGAACAGCTCGGTGCAGCGGCAGTTGATCGTCTCCCCGGGCGGGCCGCTGGGGTCACCGGGGTGCAGGAGGCCGTTCGAGTAGCGGTTCTCGAAGCCGTGCAGGGTCTCGCCGTTCACCCGGACGTGGGAGTGTCGGGTGCGGGAGTCGTGGGTGGACAACCACTGGCGGTCCATCACCACTCCGCTCTGCGAGGCGGTGAGGCGAGCGGCGGCGTTGTATCCGCCGACGGTCTCGGTGCGGGCGATCGTCTTGGCGCGCGACGTGCTCAGGTCACTGAACACCTGCTTGACGGCAGCGGCGATGGTGTCGACCGAGGCCCCATCAGCCGCCATGGCATCCACCATGGCGGAGTCGAGTACGCGGCGGGTGGTCTGGGTGACCTGGTCGGCGAGCACAAGGGCGCGGTTGCGCATCGCGGCAGCAAGGCCAGGCTGGACGGTGTCGAAGTCGATCCCCATGGCCCCAGCCACCGCAGCCCCACCGGAGTTCCACGAGTCCTGCAGCCAGCCGGTGACGACGGCGATGGTCTGGTCGTGCCAATACGCCGTGTCGAACACCTGGTCGCTGACCATGCGCGCGCACTCACACCCGGCGCCCATGATCCCCTCGGCCACCTCCATGCGATTCGAAGTGGCGTGGGTCAGGTGGTCCCCGAAGCTATCAACGGAACGGCCGAGGAACCGGCTCAGCTCGTGCAGCACCCGCTTCTCCTGGCGTGCGGCGAGTTCGGCGATGACCCTACGACCCGCAGCCTCGCCGACCTCATACGCGGCGAGGATGTGGGTCGCAGGAACCAACCTGCGGCGCTTGCGCTTGCGCACTGTGGTGGTGGTCCCTCCAACGCGGATAAGGCGCGGAGCGGCCCTGAGGGAGGCCTGAGTGAAGGCGATGCGGGTGGGAGTGGGCGCGGGCGAGGCATACAAGGCCTTGATCCGCTCTCGCCACTCGGTGAGGGTGACATCGCCGTCCGGGAGCGGAGGCAGGCCAAGCTCCTCCCGCGCCTCGTTGATCGTGGGGAGGTCCGCCACCACGAGGCGGGTCAGGCGGTCGACCACGGCATCCTGGGACTCGCGCAGTGCGTCGACCTCGGACACGTCGAAGCCAGCCCGCTCGACCGGGTCCGGAAGCAACTGCCGGTCGATCTCGCTCCCGAGCACATCGAGCTTCTCCAGGAGCACGTCACTCCACAGGGCAGCCTTGGCGGCGCGTTGGTTCTCGTAGGTCGCGCCGCCGAGGAAGTAGTCCGGCCGGTAGCCGAACGCCAGGAGCACCTCGTTGGTGTTGGCCGTCCGGCTCTCCAAGTAGCTCATCTCGGCGGGGGTGAGGCCGATCCGATCGACCTTGGTCTGCGCTCCCCCGGCGATCAGCAGGGACTTGCCAGCGTTCCCGTATCCCTGCACCTGACTGGTGAACTCGGCCTTGGCCTTGACGTAGGTGTCCTCGTCCACGTCGCCGAGGTAGATCACCGAGGACGGGCGGGCCTGGTTGAGCAGCTCAGCCTCCTGCCACGACCGGGCGGCGTTGTCCACCGAGACGGCGTGGAGGGCGGCGCGCCAGGGGGCCAGGGCCCCCCATTCCTCCTCGGGGTGGGGGTAGCGCAGCCAGAGCACCTCGGAGGGCAGCAGGCCGATCCAGTCGGACGCGTTGTCCGGCTTGACCCTGAACCCGACTACGGACCGGCTGGGCTCACCGGCCTTGCCCTCGACCAGCACCTGGACCTGACCGAACAGGGGCACGATGGAGAAGGGGAGGCTGCTCTCCGTCTCTCGCGGGAGGTAGGCGAACGCCTCTCCCTTGAGCTCTGCCCTGGCGAACAGCACCTGGCGCACGGTTCGGGCGGAGACGCCCTGGCCGGGGACTGATGCGTTCCATAGCTCCGCGACCGGGTGTCGCTCCTGGGTCTCCCCGTCCCGGACCACCACCATGGGCACGGCCGCAAGGTTGCTGGCAGTGGTGAGCACGCATCGCATCGCGGCTGCACTGCGGTCCCAGGTGGCCCCGGTGGAGTTGCGCCCGTTGAGCCCAGTCCAGTCCACGTAGGTGGACCCGGCGAAGGAGCGGGCTGGGGCAGGGCGCATTGCTGACCGCACGGTGGAGAGCAGGCCCATGCCGCTCCTCTCTCGGATCGTTGCCCTCACGATATCGCGTCACTACATCGGCTAGGCAGCCCCGGCGAATCCTGTCCGGACGGAGGTCAGCTCGGTCATTCCCCACACCAGTGCGTCCATTCGGTCGGGTGACTCTGCGGAGTCCTGAGTCCATGAGGTCATCTGGTCCTCAAGGCGGGGGAATGTGCCGACGTGATGCGCCCTCCCCTGTTCGTAGATCGCCGAGATCGGCTCAGCTCTCGCTCTCTTGCCGCGGGCGGCGTGCACGAGCTTGACCCGGGGCCGCGGGTCCACCTGGCGGATGACGGAGGCGACCAGGTCTCCACCGTTGTTCGCCTCCCCGACGATGAGGTCAGCTTCCCACTCGGTGTAGGCATCGACGGCGACTCGCGCCCATCCGTCGGGGGTGTACCGGCCACTGACATCGGCGAGCACCCAGAGGGTGGGGTTACGCCGATGGCCCGACGCCCCGACCACGACGATCCCTGTCTCGTCGCTGTCCTCGCGGCTGGTGACTGCAGGGTCAACCGCCACCACGATGCGCCAGAGCGACGGATAGTCATGGGAGCGGAGGGCCTCGATCATCGGCCACGACCACAGGGCCCCCTGGACATCCTCGATCAACTCCCCGTCCAGCTCCTGTCGTCCGGTCCGCGTTCCGGCATACCGGGCCATGAGGTCGTCCACGGCCTCGGCGGAGAGGTTGGCGATGTTGTCGGCGGTCCGGCCCCTCGTGACCACCACCCGAGGATCGGTGGTGGCGCGGGAGAGCAGGGCCCTGACGTGCGGGACTCGTCTGGGAGTGGTGGTGACGAGCACTCGGGGGCTGGCAGCCTCCCGGAGGGCGAACCAGAGGTTGTCCATGGTGTCCTGGGCGGTCTTCACCCACCAAGCGCCGAACTCGTCGCACCAGGCACCGTCGAAGGCATACCCCCGGACCACCTCAGGGTTCTCCGAGGAGAACGCCCGGATGATCGACCCGTTCTTCAGGACGAT